GCGTAATATTTGATCGGCGTCAAAAGTCCTTCATTAATCAAATCTTGAGTTGAGCAAGTTGGAATCAAAACGTCAGCGACCTCAGAAAGCCCGCGCCCATCCAAACGAACTGGCGTTGCAGTCAATAGCAATCGTTTTGCATCCGATGCCCACTTGATAATATCTTGGTAAGTATTGGCAACAGCCAGATGAGCTTCGTCGATGATTAGCAGCGTTGGCGGTTGGTATCGCGTCAACCTGCGCACAAGAGTTTGTACCATCACCAATTGAACTGGAAAATTTCTGTTCCCGTCATACCCAGCAGCAATCCAACCATGCGGTATGCCTTCGCTGATTAGACGTTTGCTTGTGTCGTTCAAGATTTCTTTCAGGTGAGCTAGGAACCAAACCTGATGGCCTTTTGCGATGGCGTTTTGAATCATCACAACTGCAGTTGCAGTTTTCCCGAATCCAGTCGCGGCAACCAAAACAGGCGCTTTGTATCCTTGCCTGTAAGCGTTTCTAATGTCTTCGATTGCCTTTTCTTGGCGTGGTCTAAGAGTGATGCTCATGGCATGTCAGGCCAGTAACGGTTTCCCTTAGACTGGTTCTCTTGAGCAGAAATAATTTGCAGATTGGCTTCGCAGTGCAATCCAGACACCAATTTACTGATTAATGGAACTATGTGATCAACGTGGCAATGCTCACCAGCTGCGCGTCTAAGACGAGCCGATTTATAAATTTCATTCATCTTTGATTTGTCAGCCCATTTTGGCTGTGCGGACTTAGCTTTAGCTGACCTCAAACGCTGACGCTGCGTTGATTTTTCTGGGTTTCTTTTTACCCAAGCGTTTGCAATTTCTTTCCTTCTATCTGGGTTAGCCTCTCGCCATTTCTTTGATCTTTGATTGGCTTGATCTTTATTCGCGGCTTGACGCTCTGACGCGCGTTTATTCAAACGCTCGCGATTAGCCATGTGGTAATCAGCCTTTATGCGCTTCAGATATTCTGCATTCTGAATTCTCCACTCTCTTGTGCATTGCTTGCATTTTGGTTGATACCCATATCCAGACTTTGCAAATTCGTTAGATTTTTTAATTTGCAAGCAACCTGTGCATACGATGCCATTAGAGAAAATCCGTGTTTTCGCTGTAATGCAACCACAAGATAGCACTCGCCCACTAGTGGAGTGTCTGCGAAGTTCTGTTGCACGCTTCACAATAGAAGTACCACACTCACAAACACATATCCAAAAAGCGCCATTGTCAGAATGTGAATAACTTGATACAACAAGTCGTCCAAATTTTTGTCCAGCTAAATCAGTTGTTTTATTCATTTTGCAAATAAAAAAACCCAAGGCGGAACTCTCATTCTTTCGAATGTTGGCGGACTGGTCAGTACCAGCAGAGTCCCGTCTTGGGTTTACTGAGAAATCGCCGCCAAGCGATTGTTGAATCTTACCACGCGTGCGCTCAATAAGCGTGTTTTGATATGGGCGGAGGGTGATGGTCATTTTGGTGCCCCAGAGATTTCCAAGGCCAAGTTGATTCGTTCTCCAATCCATCGCACCACAGGCACAGCCCATGAGTTGCCAAGCGCCTTGTATCGAGGCCCATCAGGACACTGGTCACGGTCAGGCCCACTCAGCGTCATGCCCTTAACGGCCAGCATTGCCTCGTAACTGATTCCTTTACGTGCGGCTTCCTGATAGGTTCTCCACGGAATGTTTGTATAGTTGTCTGGGAAGCCTTGCAGGCGCTCGCATTCGACTGGGGTTAGCCTGCGCACAGCCATTGACGCGTAAACCGCATGGCTGTGCCCCTTAGTTAAAGTAAAAGAAGGGTCGCCAGCTTCACCAATCCCAAAACCTGTGCGTTCACCAAGCTGATTGTGACGAGTTGCAATCATTGTGTTAATCGGCATCGCCTGCATTAATGCGTTTTCGCCTCCATTATTTCGCCCAAGCGTAAACGCAAGGCCATCGCTTACGCATGGGTCTTGAGTTCCGTGAACAACAAAATCCTCACTCTCGAAGTCATAGCGCATGTTGCCGCCAGCCGTAAGACATTTGGCTGTTTGAACTGTCACGCAGAAGTCGAGTTCGTTGGCGTTTCCTGCGGGCCGATTGAGTCCGCCACCATTCGCAGTGAGCGTTCCAGCGCACTCGGTAACGTCTTTTTTCGTTTCTCTGCTCGGCGCAAAATCCCTGCGCAGGCCATCGAACTCAAAAAGAACCGAGGCGGGATCGAATCCGTTTCGAGCACTTGCGACAACGAACACACGTCTGCGACGTTGGGCCACTCCGAAATATTGGGCGTCAAGAATGCGCCACGCGACTGCTCTTTTGGGGCCAAACACAGCACCAGCGTTCGACCATTTTTCCCCTGACGGGACAAGTGGCTCATCTTCTCCGGCAAGTCCTGCAAGAAAGCAGCCGAAGGCGTTATCTTTGGTGCTGAGAACCCCTGGGACGTTTTCCCAAAAAATGATGGCTGGCTCAAGTCCAATTCCATCTCTGGCAGTGTCAATTGCATTTGCTATCTCGCAAAAAGTTAGTGAAAGATTGCCGCGCTCATCGTCAAGCGACTTGCGTGTTCCGGCAACGCTGAATGCTTGGCATGGTGTGCCGCCGCAAAATAAATCTGGCGCTTCGACCTCTCCGCTTGAGATGCGGTTGGGCAACGTTGTCATGTCGCCAAGGTTGGGAACGTCAGGATAGTGGTGCGCAAGCACCGCGCTTGGAAACGGCTCAATCTCAGACAGCCAAGCGGCCTTCCAGCCAAGCGGATGCCAAGCGACCGAAGCGGCCTCAATGCCTGAGCAAACAGAGCCGAATTTAATCACTCGACCACGCAAATCAAATCCTCCGCACTTAGGCTCACGTTATGAGCCTTGGCGAGTGTTAAAACACGATTTTGTAAGGCCGATGGGACGCATCCTCCTGTGCCGCCTTGCTCTTTGGACTTGCGCCAACGGCTGATTGATGATGCGTTGCGGCCTAGCAATTTAGCAAGGGTGCGCACGCCGCCGAAGGCTTGGATGCACTTATCGGCGGGGGTTGTTGGTGTTGCGTTTTCTGTATTCATGCGCAAAGTATAGCAAAAAACGCAACGGATTAATTGTGGAAAATAAGCAACGCAAATACATTTATTTGCACTTGCTCGCATTTCTTGGTGTATAGTTGCGTTCATTGCAACACGGTGTTGCATTCAACCGGAGAGAAAGATGAACACATTTCGAGAGAACTACACGCCAAAGCCGCTGCCTTATCGCCACACGGCGAAGGATTATTTTGTCGCGGTATTGATTGGCGCGATGTTGGCCTTGGCTTTGATTGCGTGGTGGGCCGCATGACCAACGCCTTCGACATAAAAAACCCGATCGTGAAGATCGACACCAAGGCCATGGACAGAGCCGCATTGAACTCGCGCTTGCAATCTGGCGTGGTGAACAAAAAGCGCAAAGAGGGCGTTGAGCTGTCTTTGATGGGTGGCAGCAAACTAAACCCCGAAGCCTTGGAGCCTCGGGCGATTTATTACTTTAGCAAGGCGGGGGCGAAATGACGACTAAGCACACACCAGGGCCTTGGGTATATATCGGCAATGGCGACATCGTTGCCAAGTCTGAAAAATACTGCGGTGGCGAAAAAGACATTGCTTCCGTTTTTTTGACCAGAAATGATGAGGATGAAGCCAACGCCCGCCGAATTGTTGCATGTGTCAACGCCTGCGAAGGTCTGCCAACTAAATGGCTTGAAAAGAACAAAATTCAAGATAGGTGGACAGATGAGATCAACAACTCACCAAAATACGCCGCCATCGCCAAAGCAACAGGAGAGAAGCATGAATAAAGAAACAGGTGGGCCAGCGTTTCCACAACAAGGCTTAGACCCTTGGAAGAATCCACATCAAATGGCTAAAGGCATGACCCTGCGTGACTACTTTGCTGCCAAGGCGATGCAGGCAGTCATCACGGACTGGCTTAACACTGGAGATATTTTTCAAGACGAGGAGATTCCTGAAGTTATCGCAAGAGATTGCTATCTTGTTGCAGACGCCATGATTAAGGAGAGAAACCAATGACCGAAATCAACAGAATCCTAGAAGAGCGCGGCGCTCGATACGGGAAGTTCAAAGACCATGCGGCTCTGTGCCAAAAGATCAAGTACACCATGATCTTGACGGACGGGTGGCAACTGCTTGCCCCAGATCAACGCGAGGCGCTCGAAATGATCGCCCACAAAATCGCCCGCGTGCTCAACGGCGACCCGAATTACTCCGACAGCTGGCGAGACATTGCTGGTTATTCGACTTTGGTTGCTGACCGGCTGGATGGGGTGGAGAAATGACCCTCGCCATCCTATTAATCGCCATGGCAATCGACCACATCTGGATAGAACTATGAAACCACAAGAAATCCGCACCGTCCAAATCATCCAACCTGACAACGAAGCGCACTGGCTTGAGATGCGCACGAAGGACGTCACCAGCACCGAATCTGCCGCGCTGTTTGGCATGAGCCCGTATGTCACGCACTTCGATCTCTGGCATCGCAAACGATCTGGCGATGTGCCTGAGTTCAAAGCCAACGAGCGCATGAAGTGGGGCAACCGCCTCGAATCAGCCATCGCCCATGGCATCGCCGAGGAAAACGGCTGGGAGATCAGGCCGATGAAGGAGTATTACCGCGACCCAGATGCGCGGATCGGCAGCTCGTTCGATTTCGTCATCACCAACCACCCAGACGGGCCCGCGCACTTGGAGATCAAGAACGTGGATTACCTAGCGTTCCGTGACGGCTGGATTGAGCACGACGATGGCAGCATCAAGGCCCCAGAGCACATCGAAATGCAAGTCCAGCACCAAATGGCGGTCAGCGGGTTCGCTCGTTCATTCATCGGCGCATTCATTGCAGGCAACCGAGGCGTGGTGATCGAGCGTGAGCGCGACGAGGCGGTGATCGCGGCAATCCGA